GAGGTATAATCTCTAGGTAAAAAGAAAACAAAATTTAATTTTACGTTATCTGTAGTTTCAGTTGGAAATGGAGCATCTCCTGTAAATTGGTCATGGTCTATAGTCAAATCTAAACTTATTGCAGAACCTGCAATTAATGACTTCCCATCCAAATCAATATAGACTATTGAGTCAGGAACACTTACAGCACCATCAATAGAGTAATTCCCTGATTGAACGCTAGTGTCTGTGTCTGTTAAGCCAATGTCTTCAGAAACCAATGTTGTAAAGTACTCAAACATTATTGGTACACCGTTTTGGTCTAATAAGTCATAGCCCTCTATATAGTTGCCATACATCAATCTGTTGCCCATAATAGTCTGAGCCTTTGCAAATCGAGGCACGTTATCGTATAGCCTCAATAGTTCTGACTCAGAGAGTATGGTAAAGATTTTACTATTTGTAAACGTATACTCCTCTAGGACATTGTCAACCAATCCCAAGTTTTGTTTATCAAGCTTCTCAATAACTTTAATAACATTGCCATCAGACCTTTTAAATAGTAGGTCAATACCGATAACTAAGGGGCCACCTGTATTATAAGTAATGATAGCTGAATTGCATAGATTGGTCATGCCCTCATTCAAATAGCTCTCAACACTAAAGCCGAAAGCTTTTGGTATGAATGCAGGCTGAGACCATTGAGAAGTAGCACTATACTCTCCATCAATGTATTTGTATCTATAAGCAAAGCAAATAAATCTTGTCTCTAAGAAATTCTCTTGACCATTATTTACTATTGGTTGAACTTCAGGAGACTCTAGAGGTGGCTTCTTTATTACCAACAAAGACTCAGCACTTACTTGGTCTATGTTAGCAATAGGATTAGGATAAGTTCTTTGAACATTTATTCCTCTGGGAGCATTGTAGTCGTCTGTAAAGAACAAAAGTTTGTTGTCCAAAATATCCACTCCTGTGATAAGGTAACTTGGATTAAAATTCAAAGTGGTATCAACACCACCCCCATCATTAATAGAGATGACATGGTAAGTCAAAATATTAGTGCTGACATTAAAAGAAACAATCAAGTCTAATTTACCTGTAGCTCCAACTGGAAAGTCGGGGTCATGCACAAACCAATAAAGTGTTTCAGTAACGCTATTTTCAATAGCCCCTATACATCTTGCAGAAGCACTAAGAGGAGTCCCATCAAGATAAGTTAAAGAAGTCAAGGGTAAATTACCCTTTGTATTTTCAATAACACCAATCTCAGATTCTTCTGTAGAACCCATTCTGATGTTCATAGCATCAATGTATTCTCCGTCAGGAATGACTCTTTCGTCATAGACTTTGTTCATCCTTCCCGTTGTGAAGTTTCTGCTAATCTTTACCATCTTATTTAATTATCTTGTCTAGACCTCTCATGTTCATCAATAGTCTTCCGGGATGAATATTGCTGATTCTTATTTTAGCATTCCTCAATAAAGCAGACCTTTCTTTACGAGCACGAGTAACCACGTACTCCTGAACCCCCAACTTGCTACTTAAAATCTCACACTGAATGTAAGCATAAATGTACTTTTCAAATAATTTATTAACGGTAATCTTAGAATTATCTCCTTGCTCCATACCATCAGATATGTACTCAACAATACAAGATTGTCCAGCCATTGGAGAATCAAAATTAATTACTCCTGCTTTTCTATCAATATTGAAGGTAGGATTAAAGTTTGCGGTCTCTGTATTAAGACCAAAAGCTGCACCAATGGTCCCTTCAAAATACCACATCCCATCATAGTTATATCCCTCATTACCATCGAATTGACTAGCACCATTTAAATAAATACTTTTCTTAATCTTTGTAATATTGTCAAATCTATTTGAGAAAACTGAGGACTCAATGCATTTCCATCTTGGTCAAATAAAATCCGACCTGTATTATCTTGAAGATAAGCATTAGATGAAAGTGTTTGAATATTCTCAGACAATGGTCTTAACCATCCGTCTTTATACAAGGAGATTCTAACCCAATTGACATAATCAGATGGGAAGATGAATTTTAAATTGTCAGGCACGGTAAGCTGAAGAACTTTTATTTCTTTGAACGCATCGTAGTTAAGCTCTTGAATAGCTCGCTTTGCGTGAAACAATATCTTATAGCGTTCCTCATTGTTGACCAATGAGTGGTTGCCTGAGTACATTAACAAGAAGTTGTTAACAACGTCCTGAAGACTGATATATTGATACGAGCCCCAATTAGCATTTTCAGGTGCCGCTCCATCGTTCTCGTAATATTGGTATTGTGATAAGTATGTCATGTCTTATTTTTTATGGATTCTGCTCCTGTTGTTCTTTAGCCATGCTGAATTGAACCACCTCTGACTCTCTAATTGACACTCCACAATATTGAAGTATTCTTGAAATTAATTTGTACTCATCAGAAAATGGCAATTCAAAGTCTTGATAGTCCGCTTGTGATTGGTCAAAGACAGGCTCTCCATTTGTCAAAGTAATATAAGTCCACTTTGGTGGCTCAGGATATCTAAAGTAAGTACACTCCACTTGTCCCTTTTTTTGAATAGAAGATGGATACATTGTAATCACTTCTCCTTGTAGCGTGTAGGCAGGAAATTGAATTGTTGGAGCTGTAAGATTAGAATTATTTAAAAGCGTAATCTTTGCATTATTAACCTTTTCAACTTGAACAATTGTGGCTGAAGAAAATATAGCGTATGAATTTGCAGATGCCAAAAATATGTTTGACGACAATTGTATAGTCGTATTACTTACTACCAAAACCACAGTGCTAACCAATCCTGTCGTAAGGTTGGTAACAACATCTCCCGGTACTATTCCCTTTGATAAAAATGCTCCTGTAGTATTGACTAAGTTACTTGCAGATACAGACGTGTTCGTGCCTGTTGCCAAAATAATAGGCTTGCATTGTATATCTAATATGTGATACTCATAATACCCTGTAGTAGCTGGAGTTGGTGATGAGAACTTATTAGCTGAAATATTAGCAAGGTAATCAGTTCTTAAAAACCCTTCGATTGTTTCTGCAATCGGCTGCTCCACCTCAGCGTAATCAGTACCTGCCATTCGAGAGTTCTCGGCATTTATTATTTTGTTATAGGCGTCAAAATACTCCTCAAAGATTTGCATTTGTGCATTTAGCGCAAACAAATTAAAATCTGAAGGTGAGATGTAGCCGTAGTTGTTCTTGTTCAAAACGGATAGTACCGTATTTCTAACAGAGTTTATCATTTTTTTGCCTTTTTACAAATATAAACAAAAAAAAGGAGGCATTACAACGCCCCCTTCTTAACAAATCAATCAACCATTTTAAGCTAAAATTGCTTCTAACATCTTCAATGAGTCAATCCCTTCATCGCTTTGCAGGAATCCTCCTGCTATTTCGTAAGGGTCTTCCCCGTAAGGAATAGACATCATCTTCTTTTTGTTAGTTGAGGTGTTAAACCAAATCTCCTTGTCCCCGTTTCTCAAGACCAAGAACTTGTTTTCAAAAAACATTCTAATCTTTGCTTGGTATTTTAACTCAGGGTCATTCAATATATTTAAAAACTCTTTAGGGTCAGTCTTAGCAAACACTAAGATGTCACGTTTCAATTCAGCAGTAGACACCATTGATGGGTCCTTGCCAAACATCACTCTAGTAAGAGTTTCAATTTGGTCCATAGTTAATTGACGAGCTTCTATTAACGCTTCTACTTCTAGGTTTAAGTCCTCAACTTGTTCAGCTGCTTCTTTTTCTTTATCTACCTCAGCGAATACAACACCATTAAATGGGTGATAGTGAAGAAATTGTTGTAGTACAGGATTTTGTTTTGGTACTCTCAAAAACCCATCTTCAAAAACAATGGATTCAATAATTGCATTTCCATCTTGCTCGTCTTCAAAAGGAGACTTTTGATTGGTTGCATATCTTAATGCACGATTCTGATTGTTCTTCTCATCAAACCACATCAGAGGAAATCTAGGATGATTTCTTGAAGCCAATGTATAAGACAGTGGGCTTCCTATTTTTAATTTGTAGACTTTGTCTACAGGGATATTCTTTGCCATTTTTTAATTAATTTAATTTGATTTAAAATTTAAAATAAG